AGGAATAAGTTCATCGGCAATACAACCATTATTAGATAATAAAAAACTAATAATGTTTAACACAACGGACTCAACAATATATGGGGCACCAGGGTTTGATCCAAATAGTTCACTTAGAACTATGAGAATATCACCTTATTCTGTTATTGTTAGAGCAACCGATGAAACAGGTTATTATGTTCTACCATCTTTTGGTACAAACGTCAATCAAGCAAAAGAAGAAGCGTTTAAAAACGGAACCATGAAAACAGAATTGTATAACAACCCTTCGATGTTTAATGGTTCGGTAAGATTATTTTGGAATGCACCTCAATATGGTTGGTTTAATAATGATCAAGTTAAAAAGAACAATCCTATAACTTATTTAAAAGAAATTTTGAATGAACAAAAAGAACAACAAAACTTTTTGATTTCAGGAGAGATAAATGATTATACAAGTTTTGAAGAATTATTCACAACATTTAATAGTCAAACCTTAGATTTGTTTGAATCCGAATTTTTAAATTTCAGTAGATCTCTTTATGATTATGTTGACACTTTACCTGATACCACAAAGTCGGAAGTTCTAAATGCCACAACAGCTCAAGTTAAAAATCCTGATGGTAGTGTTGTTGATATTAAAAATCCTGACGGAAGTGTTGGATCGTTATCTCAAAAAACATTTAAGAATTTTCATTTCTTAATGAAAGAATTAATGAAAATACAAACCCCAACAGGAACGTCACCTGAAACAAAACTTAGTGAAATAATTACAAGTCAAAACACACAGTTCCAACAAGTATTGTCATCTTTTGTAAACTATGATGTAGCCTTTAAATTTGGAAACCCAACTCAGTTTGATAGAAGATTGTACTTAACTTTCTCAACAAGGTTCTTAGAGAACCCAATTATTTATGGACCATATGAACAAGGAACACTACCACCACAAGTTACTGTTGCTCAATCAAAACAACAAAGTCCTGAAACGTGGAAAAAACTATTATATTATGTTGGGGAATCTTCGATACCTAAATTACAATATAAAAACAGTGGATCCTACATAACAGACTTCTTCATTGATTTGAATGTTCAATTTAATGAAAAAAATGTTGAGGATTTTGCACCACTTATTAAAGTATACGCTAGTGAAAAATTAAAAAAGAATAACTTGAATTTAGCTTCATTTTATTCTTTGATGGATAACTACATAATTGCATCTGATAATTACATAGGTAACGTTATTAATGTTATGTTACCTCAAGTAAGAAAAGAATTACCAACAGTCTTAATTAATCAAGAGTTGACTGAAAATAGGGCTAATTTGGAAGCAGGTTTTACTGAACAAACAAGAACTGAATTATGGGAAACATTTAAGGCATTAAATGATAGTTGGATTGCAGGATTCGATTTTCAAAACAAAACATTATTTGAAGATGTTCTTTTGGTAGATAGAGCGAGTAGAAATGTCGGCGACAAGATTATCGTAGATATTTTTGAAATTCAAGAATTAATCAAAGACGGAAGTTATAAGAATACATTGTTGGATATGATTACAACAATATTGGTTCAAAATAACTTCCAATATTTTATGTTACCCGCATTTGTTAATTTCTACAATATCCAAGATGTTGAAAAAAACCCAACTCCCAGACCTGACGGAACTTTGGAATTTGGTAATTCTTTATTTGGAACATTCTTAAATGTTGATTACAGAAATAGTTCACCAAAATTCTTATGTTATTACGTTAACAAACCAAGCGAACACTTGGACATGAATGACAATATAGATTATAGATATCGAGATGATGCTTTTGATCTTAGACGAGCTAGTGATAACCCACTTCAAGAAAACCAAGCTTACAAGTTAGATTGGGACAAATCAAACAAAGTAGTTGGATTCAACGTGGACGTAACAAAACCAAACCAACAAATCTTTAAAAGTTTCAGTGTTAACCAAAATCCTGGAAAACCAACATCAGAATCTTTAGAAATGTTAAATCAGATGGCTAACTTGGGTGGTAACAGAAGATCAACAACTCAATCCGTTTCTTTATTTAACCTTTATAAAAATAGAAGTTATGAATGTAGTGTTGAGATGATGGGATGTGCATTAATCCAACCATTAATGTATTTTAATATCAGAAACGTTCCTATGTTCTCAGGACCATATATGATTACTAAGGTTACTCATGACATTACTGAAGACACCTTTAATACATCATTTACAGGAACAAGACAACCATTCTATGCATTACCTAAGATTGATAACTTTGTTCAGACACTTAATATTAAAATATTAAACACAATACAATCAAGAATCCAACAAAACGAAAAGAAAGAAAGAGAAAGTTCCGCAAACGTTTTAGCTCAAAAAGAAAATGTGTTGTCTAATATTAAAGCGGAAGAAAAACTAACAAAAAATCAAGATTGTGTTGCAAATATTAATCCAAGATATCTGAACTATAATGGACTTGATGTACCAGCACAAACATCCCAAACAACAAAAGAATTATTTAATGCGATAAGAGATGAATTATTAAGTAGAGGTTATACAGCAACTGGAGATACAACACCGTTTGTTGCAGGATTGGCATTTACAATGGTATATGTTGATTCGGGTAAGGGAGCAGGAATTAATGCATATGAGAATAACTACAGCACTATAAATCTGACTGAAGTTTATGGACCTAATTTTGTAAACTACATTAAGAAAAATTATTATTGTATTACAAGAGGAACTAACAGTAACTTACCTGTTGCATCGTTCAATACATTTAAAGACTTTATAAAATTTGTAGTAGATAAAACATCGACATTACTAACATTACTAAATCAAGATAAAAATAATTTTGATTTCTCAACAATAGAAGGATTATCAGCAGCAACTGCAAAACAATATGTATTGAGTTATCCTGTTGAACAACCTGCAAATGTGTATACTAGTTTAACTGAACAAGAAAAATTAACATTACAACAAGAATTTGTTGCCGCTTATAATGTTTACGAAACAATACAAACTTTCAAAATAAGCTGATATTTATAAATAAAATACTTATGAGTACTAAAATGTTATTGGATAATTACTTGGGAAAAAATACAAGAGTATCCGAAAAAGATATGGGGGACGGAACAAAACAAGTTTGTGACTTAGACACAGGAGATTGTTATACTGTCAGAATCAAAGACGGACTTATTGAAAGAGTCGACAATACTATGAGAACATTCAAAAAAATTCAAGTAGAAACTAATCAGGGTTATAAAACATTATTAAACGGTTAAGATGAGAATAGACGATAAAATTTTAAAAGAGATCGCAAGATACAATTCGATCAACAAATATATCATGGAACAAGATATTCCGGCACCACCTGCAGATGCGGGGGCAATACCTCCACCTCCGGCAGACGCGGCAGCACCGGTTGATCCTGCTGCAGATCCTGCGGCGGCAGGTGCAGATCCTGCGGCACCGACACCTCCCGCTGCTCCTGGAGCTGAAGGGGAACCTGTTGATGTTGCTGCAGATCCTGATGTTGAAGAAGTTCCTGCTGAAGGAGAAGAAGGTGAAGGAGAAACTGAAGAATTAGACATCACTGATCTTGTTGATTCACAAAAAACAATCGCCGACAAACAAGAAGAATATTTCACAAATCTTTTTGACCAAATCAAAACTATGGAAGAAAAATTAGCAGAAATGGATACGATTGTTTCCAAGTTAGATACTTTGGAAGCTAAAGTTGAAAAATACAGACCAAAAACAGCACAAGAAAAATTACAACTTAGATCATTAGATTCAGGACCATTTAAACAAAACTTGGCAGATTTCTTCGATGAGAAAAAAGATGAGATGGAACAAACAGGTAAAAATGAATATGTTCTAACTCAAGATGAGGTTGAAAGCTTTAGCCCATCTGACATAGAAAAATCTTTCAACGAACCAATGGAAGATGAAGACGATATTTTATTAAACAAATTTAATTCATAAGTTTTAAGGTCGATAAATTCGACCTTAAACTTTTTTTGGCAACACAATTTGACTATAACTTTTTATACACTTATAATTTTAACATAAACCTTTAATTTTTATTTACACATGGCGACAAATTCACTAGACGCAGTACTAGCACAGTACGAAAAATCAACTCAAAGTAGTAACAGTTCTACTTCAAAAATGTCTTCTGAGGACCGAATGAAAAAATATTTCGCGGCTCTTTTGAAAGACAATGAAAAACAAGGACAGAGACGAGTACGTATTCTTCCTACAACAGACGGATCTTCACCGTTCAAAGAAGTATGGTTCCACGAAATCCTTGTGGACGGTAAATATCAAAAATTTTATGATCCAGGAAAAAATGACAATGAGAGATCACCTTTAAATGAAGTTTATGAGGAGCTTATGTCAACAGGTAAAGAAGCCGACAAACAATTGGCAACACAGTACAGAGCACGTAAGTTTTATATTGTAAAAGTTGTTGATCGTGATAACGAACAAGACGGAGTAAAATTTTGGAGATTTAAACACAATTACAAACAAGAAGGAATCCTTGATAAAATTATTCCAATTTGGAAAGCGAAAGGAGACATTACAGATCCTGATAAAGGACGTGACCTTATCCTTGAGTTAACAAAGGCAAAAACACCAAAAGGTGCTTTCTATACAGTAATCCAAACAGTTATGTATGATGACCCATCTGCAATTTCAGAAGATCAAACTCAAATGTCAGAGTGGGTTTCTGATGAGTTAACTTGGGAAGACGTATATTCTAAAAAACCTGTTGAGTATCTTGAGGCAATCGCTCG